GGATTTCTCCTAGGGATCGCTGTCTTCTGAGTTTATCTGTGAAGATAACTCGAGTCTGTAACTTAATCGTTACCGGCTCTGTCCATTACTTAGGAAATTGTATGCCCTCAGAACTTACTGAAAATCCCGTTATGTCGTCCTATTCTCAGGACGGCTGGCGGTATCGAAGTAGGAACTGGTTGAATACGACAAACTATCGTAATGTGCCAAGGGATGAACGTCCCGTGAACACGTATTATGATGACCGGCAAGTGTTGGCGCAAGCCTACCATGCTGGTGCAACAGAAACGTATCACTCGGATGGATCGGTCCATTGGATTGTGAATCCTGGCTGGATTCGAAGCGGTCTTACCTGTCAAGATGCCTTTAACGGGGCATTTCTAAGGTCTGACTTCATCGAAAAAGCTAATGTGGTTCGCAATGGCCAGCTGATCGAGGTGCTTGGGAAGCTCTCTGATCAAAAAGCAAACCTTGCGGTTGCTTATGCTGAAGCCTCGAAAGTGCAGAAGATGATACTTCAAACGGCAACGCGAATAGATACCGCGCGCCGTGCACTCAAGAGGGGGGACATTGCGAGTGTCCTACAACAACTTAACATCTCCCGATCTGTGCGCAAGATTTCAAAGAATTACCGAGCAAATAGCCGGAAATTCCAGAAGTACGACGCACAGGAGAGCCAGGTTCATAAGACTTGGCTCGAATATAAGTATGGGTGGAAACCCTTACTTATGGATGTTAAGGGAACTGCTGAGCTTTTTGCTCAACACGTTCTAGGCAGACCACTCCGCTTTTCGGTGCAGGGGAAGAAGTCGGTCCCATTCAATTGGGCTGAAATTACTCCTTATGTGCCTTTCGGCGGTTTGGGTACCTCGTACTATACGCATACCCTTACGGGAACGTATACGTCGCGGGTGAAAATATGGGTGGAAATTACCAATCCACACATGTCTGCTTTGCAACAGATGGGCCTGACAAACCCCGCTCTAGTTGCTTGGGAACTTGTACCCTATAGCTTTGTCTTCGACTGGTTTATTTCAGTCGGCGACTGGCTAAAAGGTTTAAGCGCCCTGCACGGTCTGACGGTTCGTCGTGCGCTAGTAAGTAACATCAATGAACTCAAGTATACCTATTCCCAACCAGCCACTACTGTGGTGAATTCGGGAATTGGAAAAACTTGTTTTCAGGGTGCGCATTACTTCAACGACACTCAACGATCCTATGGCCGTGCGCCACTAACGGTAGACCCGCTGTCCTTATATCCGCCTGTGAATGACAATTTAAACTTCAATAAATTGATCACCGCATTGGCGTTGTTAAGGACACAACGACCGTAGTTTACGGTCTCACCAGTTGGGGCGATCCCAACTTTCTTTCCCTTTCTAAGGAGTATTATGGCAGCAGCTGCCGATCTAACCCTCAAGAACAATGCCGCCGCAAACGTCACGTTCAACGTGTATTCGGTCGAACCGAATCAGGTTGAATGGGTCGAGAGTGGCGCGACGTCAATTCTTGGAACGTCTCGGTACATCGCGAATCGTAAGATTCCGGTGGACAAGGCGAACGGTGTTTATCGCACCGGGGGCAAACTGACGCGTCCCGTTATCAACGGAACAACGTTGGCTTTGGACGGTACCATCACTGGTACCTTTGAGATCCTGCGTCCGGCTAAGCTGTCTGTTGCGGAAATTGATGAGTTCTACGCTCGCTTCAAAGAAGCGGTCGCACTCTCAATTACCAAAACGGCAGCCGAATCCGGCGCGATTCCCACGTAAGTCTTAAGGAGTTAACATGAAAAAGAATTTGCCAAGCGACTTGGACATTCTCCAAGCAATGGTTTGTGACCTTGCTGCAAGTACCGAAAATGATCGGCATCTTAGGATGTCCGATCACCAGGCGACTGCTCTTCGTGCTAATCTTGTGACTCTGGCTCGCCAGGTTAACAGGGTTGTGCGTGAGATGGGTGCAGAGGCGGGGACTCGTCAAACCAGAGTGATCTGGCGTAAAGAGTTCCACGACTTTGCGGTTTCCTCCATAAGTGGTGAGTTGGAGAGCAAGACAATCATCAGTGAGCTGTTCCAAGAACTGCTCATACCGAAGAATGTCAAGCTCGATTCTTCTGAACCGGGTGACCGGGATTGAAGAATTCTCAAATCTGGAACGATCGACGCCTAGCTTCATCAAAGAAGCGGAAAGCGTTGATTGGATCCTTAAGCGTAACGCTTAGGGATTTCAGAGCTCCTTCCGAGCTTCTGTTTACTGTTGCAAGGGACTTGTATGCATCACTTGACACACCTATTTCACTTAGTTGTGAAATATTACTCCGCCACGGCGAGCTCGAGCAGTTGGCTCGGAAAACCGTGGATCCGCGATCTTATAATGCCGCTCATAAGTTCGTTGACGACTACCAAGCCGTCAGCTTCCTTAAGAAGGCTCCCATCGTTATTGATGGGGTTGATCCGGAATCTGCTGCTAAGAAGAAATTCGAGGAAGCAGAGGAGGCGTGCCGACTAACTAATGGAAGGATTCGTCATCTTATCTCCTCCCCGCTAACTGCGGTAAGGGGGCCAGTTTTGTCCGTTATCACAACGGCAATGGCTAAAATAGATAGTATGATAGGTCCGACCGTTGATAGTCGTGAGTGGCTGTATGCTTGTCGGTTTGGTCCCGGTACGTTTACGCACCCTAGGGCCAAGGGATTAACTTCCCTTTACGATAAGCTGCAAGTCCGTCCGTCTGTCTCTCCCGAGGCAGCGGATATAGGGGCTCATCTCGTGATGAGTCAGCCCCACTGGGCTAGATCCATTACTGATGTAGAAACTGAAGGCTTTTGGCCCTTAGTGACTGCAAAAGATTTGGATATAGTGCCCGGCAACAGAGTAGCCTTTGTGCCGAAAACCGCCGTCGTCCATCGTGCGATCGCAATCGAGCCGCTGCTAAATATCTATGCCCAGTTAGGGCTAGGTACGATGCTGCGCCGTAGGTTGAGTCGCCATGGCATTAACCTCGATGACCAAACGCCTAATCAGCGTGCGGCCCTAAAGGGTAGTGTTGACGGATCTCTTGCGACCATTGACTTAAGTTCAGCTAGCGACACTGTCGCCACTGAGCTAGTTCGTTTGCTCCTCCCTGACGGGTGGTTTAAACGCCTGGATTCGGTTCGATCTAAAGTCGGATTTTATTCGGATAAGTGGTTACGTTATGAGAAATTCTCCTCTATGGGGAACGGGTACACATTCGAGTTGGAGACCCTAATCTTTTGGGGACTCGCGATTGGAGTGTGCACGGAGCTGGACATTGAGACTGATAAGGTCTTGGTGTACGGCGACGATATTGTAATCCCTGTTGCCGCTTATGAACTCCTAGAAGAGGTTCTGACGTTCTGTGGCTTTTCCCTTAATCGGGCAAAGTCCTTTGCGTCGGGTACATTCCGGGAGTCCTGCGGTAAAGATTACTTTAACGGCATCGATGTCCGTCCATTCTTTGTGAAAGAAGTACCTAATGAGATTCAAACTCTCTTTCGCCTATGCAATGGCATTCGTGTGCTGGCTAGTCGGCGTAATAACCTTGACGGTTGTGACGTTCGACTGCTTAGCACATGGAATGCCATCATGCGGGCGATCCCTCGTTCAATTGCTCAACACTGTCGAGTCCCAGCCCATGCTGGTGACTCCGACGGAATAAAGAGCAATTGGGACGAGGCCCAAGCATCCTCCTTCGTCATCTCAAATAAAGATGGCTGGGAGGGTGTTTTTGGGCTAAGGTACCAAGCGACTCCAAACGTGGGGTCCGAGCCTAGCAATATGCTCGGAGTAATGGCCAGTCTGTTATATCGCTTGTCGGACGGTGGTAAGTTTCAAGGTCAATTGCTTGGTCTGCCCCGTGAGGGGTGGATTCAGTGGCTAAGTGAACTTGAGAGCTCAGTTCCTGCGTCTCCAAGGCAGGAACGGGGTGCTACTTACCGGCTACGAGTGGGGGCATTTTACGGCCCCTGGACTAACCTAGGTCTTTGGACCTAGTGTTTTTGGTGCAAGAGCACCTGGG